GCCAAGGCTCGGCGTCGTCCATGCACTTCTGTGCGTCGTTTCCGCAGGTCTGACTTCCGACGTGGTGAACGTAGGCGCGCGAGATAAAATGCGGTCGCTTCATGTCGAGGCATTGCACGTCGTCGCTGAACCAGTTGAGCGGAGGAAAATCCACCCATGCGTCGCGGTGAATCCACGCGCAGATTGGCGCGATGACGCTTGCTTGTATAATGTTTCGCTCCGACGTGAACCGCAGGAAGTCAATTTGCCCGCGTCCGCTGCGGATGTTCTGTTCGCCGCGCGCGTAGTCCGAGCGCGTCGCCACCCAGCCGAGGTCTGGATAATGCTCGCGCAGTAATTTCACGTCGCCCATGAGCTTTGCCCACGTCGTCGGAGTGAAGACAATGTCGTCGTTGCAGATAACGAGTTGGTCGTGTTCCTTGAACGCGATGCGCGCGGCCTCGTTGTAAGCCTCGCCGAAGGTTGGGCCGAGTCCGTGCGAAACGTAGGTGCGGATGCCGTGCGGAACGTAGGCTTTGATCGACGCTCTCATCACGTCGAGGCAACGCGCGTTCTTGGTGCAGACGACGATGGCGGGTTCTGGAATCATGGCTTTTTAGCTCCAAGGATTCGCTCGATGTTCTCCGCATCGATGACGGTTTCTCCGCACGTCAGCACGCGTTCGTCCCAGTTGTTAGGCGGAACCATGCCGTCCTCGACATTTACGCGAATCACGGCGCGAGTCATTTCGGTAGGTTCTCCGACGTGATGCAGAAACTGTTTCGCCATCGCCAGCGTCTCGGCGTCGTCGGCCTTGATTTGAAAGTAGTGCTCGACGATTTCGGGCCGCGCCGCGGTCGAGAGCCAAGCGTCGCGAAATGAAACCGAGCGCGTCGAGTTTCCGAGCGTCTTTTGCGTGACGCGGATGGTCGGCTCGGCGTGCTTGTGATAAACCAGTTGAAGCGCGTTTGCGTCCGCCGTCATGCCTGCCAAGCGATATGCACGCGCGGCGAGATCATGTCCCGCCCAACCGTACCACTTGGCCTCGTGCGTCCACGGACGGTCTTTTGCTTGCGGTTCGGGCAAGGTCAGCATCCGAGACGCCCACCATGCTGCGCGCTTGCCGTCGTTTTTCTCAAACGCCAGCATGATAATTGAGGCGATGGCTTCGCGGCACCACGGAAAGACGCCGTGCGCGCCCATTGCGAACTGCATGGACTCGCGCCGACTCGCCGAGATGCGCGCAAGGTTAAGCTGAACCTCGTACCGGAAAGAGTCGTCGAGGTTCGGAAACGATAGAGCGATGCGGCCAAACTGTTCAGCGGCTTGTTTGTTGCCGGAACAGTAGTGCTCTTGGTGGATATAAAAATACTGAGTCGCCGCTTCGCCGACGCTGCGGCCTAGAATAGCAAGGTTACGCTTGCGGTTATCTTGTTTTATGCAAGCTGGCTCATGCCTCCAGACCGGCGATGACCACTCAACGTGTCGGTCGTTTGGCAAGAGCAGCAGGTTTTCGTGCACGTCGTGATGCCAGACGCGCCCAGATTGAAACGCGCTGCGACGGATGAACCGCTCGCGTTGGAGTTTCTTTCCGGTGCCGCGCACGTCGTAAGGACAGCGCACCATCAGCACGTTCTCGGAGAGTTCGGCGAGCTTGCTCTTTAGGTCGTCGGCTTCGGCCAAGACGTCATCGCAGTCCGCCCAGACTAGCCAATCGCCTGTCGCATACGCGAAAGCCTGATTGCGTGCCTTGGCGAAGGAATCGACGTGCTTCCAAGCCTGTGCCGTGACTCCGTTGTGATACTCGCTGAAAACGAAATTGACGCCGTTTTCGATGCACCATCCGCGCGCAATTCGCTCGGTGTTGTCCGGTTCCTTTGAGCCGATGGCGCGGACAAGTGAGAGTTCGTCGATCAGTCCGACGAACGACTTGAGCATTGCCTCGATGTGGTGCGCCTCGTTGCCACAAATTACGCAGAGTGAGATCGTCATGGTCGTGTGTTTTGCTTCGGTCAATAGAAGGCGCGCGAACCGTCAAAACAAAAAGCCCCACGCGGTGAGGCGTGAGGCTTTAGAACTGAACTTAATCAGGATTAGAACTGGGTCGTGATGAGCTGACCAGCGTTCGTGTTCACAACCTTCTCGGCGGTGTAGTGCGAAGCGCGGACGATGTTCGATTTGATCGACTCGTCGCGGTAGGTGCTGACGCCGATGGCTGGGCCGTACTCGGACCAGTTGAGCGTGAAGCCAGCGCCACCACCGAAGAAGCCAGCGGAAGCCTCGGTGACGTTACCAACCCAGACGTACGTGTTCGCCCAGACGTTGCTGGAGCTGAACGCAACGCCTTCGGGGGCGGAGTCGTAGGACGCGCGACCGATGAGAACCTCGGCGACGCCGAAGACTTCGGCAGCGGCTTGGGTCGAGGCGTTGAGGATGGTGTCGCTCGAAAGACCGGTGCCGCGAAGGCGGTTCTGGAATTTCGTCGAGGCGCGGAGGCGCGTCCACACTGGGTATGGAATCACAACCTTGGCGTTGCTCGTGGATTCACCCTTGGCGAGCATACGGTCGAGAGCGTCTTGCACGTCTTGCGCGGCGTCGAACGTGGCGATGTTGGCAGTCGTCCAAGCGGTCGTCGAGTTCGTGGCCGTGAAGTTGCTCGTGTTGAACAACTGAGCAGCGACGCGGAGTTCGTGCGCGAGGAGCAGCTTGCGCTTGGCGAGCTTGGCGGCGATGACTTCGGCATCGAAGAAACGAGCGACGTCGAGCGTCACCGTGTCATCAACGGCTTCTTCGTAACCGTACTCAAGCGCGGTGTAAGTGTCTTGGTTGAAAGCGCGGGTGCCACGAGCGTAGGTGCTGTAAGGCGCGCGGTTCTTGACTTCGCTCTTGAGCAGTTGGCCCTCTTTCAGAAGAAAGGAAGGATACTGACCAGCGCGGACAGGAACATTGAGGATGGGCATCGCAGCGGTACCGATCAAGCCAGACTCCCAGTCTTTAGCTTGTTCGAGAACGCCAGCGACGTCGCCACGGAAAATTGCAGCAGAATTAGTATACATGTTAGTTTAGTAGATTGTTGAGATTAGATGTTCTTAGGCAGCATCTCGATGATCGCACCAGCGTCAGACGCGGTGGTCAGCGATTTGCCAACGGTGATCGTGCCAGTGATGGCGACTTGGCCGGAAGCGACGCTGAAAAGCGTGTCGCCAACGGTCACGGGGCCAGCGAGCAAGGTCGCTTTGATGGTGGTGCCGCCGAGAAATTCGACGGTGACTTGATCGCCAGAGGCGGCGTCGATGACGGCAACGCCGTCAGGAAGCGAAGCGGTAGCGGCAAGACCGACACCACGATTTGCGGAAATGGACACGAGGCGGAACGCGGTGATAGCCGCATTAGCCACGAACGTGCCAGTGTTGTTGAATGAAGTAGCCATGTTAGTTTATAGGATTAGAGTTTAACGATTTCGCCGCCTTGCACGCGCGCACGATAAGCGGCGTAAAGGTCAGCGTGATTCTTGATAGCAAACGAGATCGCGGCAGATTTGTCGCCTTTCAGCTCGGAGGCTTTGGCGGCGACGATCTCCTCGAATTTCTGCGATTGCACGGCAGGCTTGGGAGCCTCAGCCGAGGCGACGGGAGCGGCAGGCGCACCGAACGACTTGGCAAATTCTTTGACGGCAGCGAGCGCAGCGGTGTTCGCAGCGAGTTGCACGACTTCATTCTGCGCGCTCATAGCGGCAGGCTTGTCCTCGACGGGAGGAAGCATGGATTCGAGCTTGGCGATTTTATCGCTCATGCCCATCATGGCAGATTGAATCATGCCTTCGATAGCTTTTTTCATGTCATCATTCATGGGTAATTCGATTTCGATTTTTGCTTCGGGTTGTTCAATTTCGCCGGTCTGAAGTTGTTTCAGTTTGCGCGCGAAAAATCCGCTCGGGTTGGCAGCGGGTTCGCTGACAAGATCGACCGAGTAGATTTCAGAGCACCGTTGCAAAGTGGTTAGCTTGTCGGATGACTTTTCCGACGGGCCAGAGAACGCGATGGAAAGCCCGAACGTGTCAGGAATCCGTTGTGCAATCTCTAAAATGTAAGCGCGATGCGGAGAGTTTTGCAGCAAGTGCAGATCGCCGAGAAGTTTCTCGCCGTCGATACGCAGCGCGTCGATATAGCCAACGATGTCGCCCGCACCGCCAGAGTGGTCGAGCTTCACCTTGAGTCCGCCAGCGTATTGCTCGGCGGCAGTCTTCACTTGCTCCAAGGTCTTGTCGTCAATCATGACGCCGTGGCCGAGAGCTGGGCCTTTAGTGATCAGCGAGACGCCACGGATGACGCCGGCTTCGGTGTCAATGGCTCCGGTCGAGGCTGCGAATGTGATGACTTGTTCCATCGCTAGTGCGACGGACGTCAAAATCGCTCACCGCTTGGCTCGCTTCTTTACGATCTTCGGTCGCTTGCCAATCCAAGGCGCGACCGCAAACACGATGCCAAGCCCAGCCGCGACGCTGGCGAAGCGTTCAAAGGTCAGCAAAGCCGAGTCGGCGGCGTCTTTGTGCGTGCGCGAGACGGTGAGCTTGTCGAGCAAGAGCTTGTTAATGAGCGCGGTCATTGGCTCGATGACGCCGTAAAGTTCCGCCGTCATGGCTGGCGAGTTCAGCGTTTCGATTTCGCCCTTGTCGCACGCCTCGCGCGCTTTCTTCAAATAGGCTTTGACGAGCTTATGCTTGGCCACCAGCTCTTTAGGCTCTCCAAACTCGGCAATGAGCCGTTCAGCTTCGGCTTCTAGCTTGGTTAGCGAAGCGCAAAACTCCTTCCCGTCTATCAATCCCTTGCTGGCCTTGGCCTGACCATCCACAATCGCCAAGCCATAGATGTCGAAAAGTGGGCTAAGGACATTGCTAGTGAGGGCAAACTCCCTGTCGCTTTCCGCAATGTTCTCCGAAACCTTCTGTACCGTAACCACCCCAATGCCCGAAAAACAAACAACGGTTGCGGCCAGCGCAGCGGTGATTAGCTTCGGGTTCATTTCTTCAAAATCTTGCTCGGATTCTTGGAATACTTCTTTGCCAAATTTGTGATGCCGTCGATAATCTCAGGAGAGATGACGCCCGCAACGCCGTAGGTTATCGCCTTCACGAATGAGCTGACCTCGATTTGCTCGACGACGAACCAAGCGATTGAGCTGACGATTGCGGCCATCACGATGCGCCGAATGGATTCCCAAATGTCGCCTTTGATTGGATTCGCCAGCAAACGCGCGGTCATTCCTGCGCCACCGATGACGGCGGTGAGCCATCCGGTTTCTTTCCAGAGCCGAGCAACCTCAACAAAGTCTTTGGGTTCGGTGCTCATTTCTTAGCACGCATCTCCATGATTTTCTCTAGGGTTCGTCCGCCAAAATAGAACGACATCACAAGCATCCCCCATTGACCGAGCAGTTCCACAAACGCATCTCCAACGTCGATTGCCGTACCGTCAAGGATGGCGAGCAGAAGATACGCCGTGAGGATGTAAGCCAGCGTGATTGGGCGAATGTTTTTTGCCATCCACGAATCCGAACCCATATCCGCCTCGGAGCGCATTGTAAGATTGTCTTGCTCGGTCTTGTACGCCTCAAGATCGGCGTTCATTTTTGCCAGTTCGCCGTTTTGGGCCAACTGAGCCAGTTCCAGCTGCGCCTTGGCTTTCGCCTCCGGGTCTGGGATGAGCTTGTCGATGAGCTTCGTACCGATGCCTAAGACTTCAGCGAGAGGGAACATGGCTTACACAGCTTTAGGGTTGGTCAGACGGCGGAACAAAAAGTAAGGAAGCCAAATCCATTTTGGGATGCGCGTGACCTTCACGCTCGTTCCTGCGATGAGCGCTAGCTCAGCGTCCCAGATCTTGACGCGAATGGGTGAACCATCTGGTGAGCAACAGTTGACGAGTCGGACATAGCGCGTCGGAGCGCGGCCCTTAAACCAATAGTTGTCGTACTGCCCCAACTCGACGGTGCCCGAAATGACGCAGTTATTGAGTTCAAATCCCTCAATCGCGCCTTTGACCGTGACCGAGCCTTGAATCGTGCAGGACTGAATCAGGTAATTGCTACCGCGCACACAATCAATCGAGTCCTCACGGCTAGCAGGAATGACCAGCCCAGTAGCCGTTAGGTTGTTCACATTGGAGCATTTAAACAAGTCGTCCCATTGCTTAGGGTCGCTTGGAGCTTGCCAGTCCTCAGACGTAACCAGCTTGCCGTTGTCCGCAGGGCCAACGTAAGAACGCCAATTAACGTCTGAGGTGCCAGCCATGTTATTCAGCTTTCTTCTCTTCCTTTGGCTTCAGAGCTTCAACGAGCACTTCCGCAGACTTGCGGAGGATTTCGTGTTGCTCGGCTGGCAAGGGAGCAAGACGAGCGGCGGCATATAGGTTGTTGAGGGCTTGTTCGGTTGTCATGTT